TTCTAAAAAACAAGTAACTCTTTATACTGGTACTGGTGGTGCTAGAGAATTTGATGAGGCTCTTAAAAACCATTTCTCAGGAACAGCAGGATCTTGGAAAGTTGGTGGTGAGAACAGATTCATCACTGGATCTGGTAGATCATTAGGTATGAGTGGTTACTTTAATTCGTACGAGCATATTGACGGACACACAATCAACGTGGTAAAATTACCATTATTTGATCATGGTGCTGTTGCTCAAGCTCGTTCGAAACACCCTGTTACTGGATACTCTCTTGAGTCTTATAGAATGGTATTTGTTGATCAATCAAATTATGATGGACAAAATAACCTACAAATGATCTCTAAGAAAGGTCGTGAGTCTATGAGATGGTGTGTAGCTGGATCAGTAGTCCCTAGAGGATTTGATTCATCTTCTTCCAGAGCATCTGATGTGGATGGGGCAAGCGTTCATATGTTAAAAACAGCTGGTATCGCGTTAAGACGTTTTGATACTTCGTTGGATATTACATGTGTAGCGTCTTAATTTGGCATTAATTTGCGTCTATATATTGGTTTTTGATTAAGGTTGTGGGGGAGTAATCCCCCGCTTCTTTAATTAATTATTACACGGAGAGTTATTCTTTACATCCAACTAATTTAAACTTTAAAAGAACTATTATTATGAGTAAAAAAGTATTTTTAAGGAGAAAGGACCTATCAGGTCACTTACCTAAAGCAGTAAGAGCAGAGGCAACAATGAAACTTAGTAGTGTCTTTGTAAACAGACAACCCTTAAAAGGGTTTACACCAAAAGAGGAAAAGAAGTATATGCAAGAATTATTAGATGTTTCGCCTGAGCATGTTGACTGGCCAAAGCATTCTAAATTATTCTGGGCTGACCTTACAATTCCTGTAGGATTTACAGGCGTTGAATTGGAAATAGGTTTGCATGAAGACGGGACTCCAATAACTATTATGGATTATATTAAATATAATTTTGCAATTAAGCATCCTTATGTAGCATTAACTAAAATAGAAATGGATGCAGACGTTACTAAAAAATTCTATATCCAGGATCATACAAGAGAAGATAAAGTTAAAAATAACTCTATCCAACTTAAAAAAGATGCAGATAGAGAGTTTATTAAAGTTTCTTCAGACATGAAAAACATGAAAAGAATTTTAAGATTAATGTCTAACAGTAATCCAGCTAGGATGACTGAGGATCAAATTGAAAATTCTTTATATGAACTTAAGAACAGTGATCCTAAAAAGTTTATTAGAATTTCAACAGATAAAAACTTAGAAATGAGAGCAGAAATTGAAGAAATGGTTTCAGCTGGAGTTATAAGAAAAATTGGAAATCAAATTATTTTTATTGATGAGATCTTAGGAGATACAACAGAAGATACCATTATTCATCTTAAAGATAAAAAGAATTCTGGAAAATTAACAATATTAAGAGCTAAACTGAAAGAATTATCATTAGTATAATATGAATGTACAGGAAATGCATCTAGCAATACAGCAAGGAGTGGATAAGATTAATTCACTCCAAGCTGATATGCTTTTAAGAGAAGAGATAGATATTGAATTAAATAAATCCCAAATAAGATTTATTAATACAAAATACACAGGAAATAATTTACATAGATCAGGGTTTGAAGAAAGTCAAAAAAGAATAGATGACCTTCGTACTATGATTAGAGAATTTGAAGCTCCTGTTACTTTTAAAGAGCAATTAAGGAATAATATTTTTGTAGATACATTTACATTACCTGTTGATTATATGTATTTAGTAAATCAACAATCAAGAGTTTGGATTGATAATTGTGATCCTATGAACTGGAATCTTCTTTATCCAGAACCAGTAAATTACTTTACTATTAGTTTAAGTGAGTTTGTTTGTGATAAAAATACACAAATTGCAGATAGTATAGTAATGTACGAAGACGCTAGTGATTTAACACAAGGTCAGGCTATTATGTGGAGTAATACAAATTCATTAAATTACCCACAAGATATTGGTCAATTGATTCTAGATATTACTACGAATGCTCAAGCAGGATTTACTATATACTGGGAACAATTTGCATCATTAAATCATCCAGGTGAATTTATAGTAGTAGTTGATACATCTATACATAGTTGGTTTGAATGGGACAATTCTATTGGAACAGTTTCAACTTTAGTAGCATTAGATAATATAGGAACTAATTTAGAGAGTACTAGTGCAAAAAATTCTGGATTGGCTTTTAATGAGAAAAGAGACCCAACAAAATTTACAGAAAGGTTAACAGTAGGTAATACTTTTATCCAACAAGATGATATTTTTACAATGTTACAAGATCCTTTTAATACAACAAAACATACAGATCCACTAACAACAGTGCGTGGAAACCAAATAGATATTTATACAAGTGATATATTTATAATAGACACAGTAAAAATTACTTATATAAGAAACCCAAGGAATATTTCACTACCTTTGGGGATTGATTGTGAACTTCCAGTCCATGCACATCAAGAGATTGTGGACATGACGGTAGGTAGCATCTTAGAGGGCATTAGTGATCCTCGATACAAAACTCAACTAAACGAGTTAGGTAAAAATGAATAATTTATAAATTAAAAAACAAAAAAAATGGCAAGACATTTAATTATTGGAGATGGTACAGTATTTGGCGTAACTGCAGGGCTAGTTGACGACGGAGCAGTATCTATTCAAAAAATGAGCGCAAACGGACCAACAGAATTGGTTCTAGGAGACACGATAGCAAACGCTCCTCAAATTAGAATCGTAGGTGGTGGATCAGACGGAAAAGATATTGCAACTCCATGGATCTATGGTAGAGATGTAGTAAATTACAGTGGTAAATCTTATTTAGCAGCAGCAGCTCACAGATCTGATGGTACATTAACAACTAATACAGGAGTTATAAGTGTAGTTACAACTAAGATTTACAGAACTGATATTTCTGAATTCGTTTTCTTCAGCTTTGATACTGGAAATATTGCTGCAGGGCAAACTCCAACTCAAGTACAAGCTGCTGTAGTAGTAGCTTATAATGCAATTTCTGCATCAGATAAACCAGATTGGTTATCTACAGCAGTAGCAACATCAGCTGGAGCGATTGTATCAGTAACAGCTTCTAAAAGAGGTGACGCTGTAAATAGTGGTGGTACATGGGATGAAATAAACCCTATCATCAGAATGATTCAAACTCACAGTGTGGATACAGCTCAAACTTTTGCTGATTCTGTAGGTGTACCAATGACTACAGGGTATGGTGATGGATTTTTAGTAAAAGCTTTTGAAGAATCTTTAATGGGAACTCAGTACGGATACTACAATAGAATACAACAACCTAATACTCCAACTTCACAAGCAGCAACAGGTACTACGTATGACATGTATGCAATCGCAGCAACTAAAGATGGGTCTTCTTCTTCTCAAATCAACGGTGTTGATAATTTGATTGAGATCAATCTTGCATTAGTAGCAGGAGATGCAGATAGCTTAGTTGTTGAAAATAAACTTAACGCATATTTCGCTAGTAATTTTCCTAACGTTATACTGTAATTATTAAACTTTAAAAAATAAAAAAATGGCAAGAAATTTAAAAACACAACACGCGTACGCTAAATATTTGATTTCAGATGGAGTATCAGTAGCGGCACAAACATTAGCAACTACTTCAATTATTCCAATTGGATCTGTGATTAGAGGAGTAACGGTAAGAGCAGCAGTAGCTTTAGCAGGAACAGCCGGAACTACAACAGTACAAGTTACAGTTGGTGGTATTAACGCAAGTTCTGCAATAGCAATGAATAAATTAGACACAGCAGGTTGGGTAGTAAACGAATCTGGAGTAGAAGATGAAGCTAACGTTACAACAACTAACGTAGCAATTGGTCTTACTATTGCAGGAGCAGTAACTAGTGGTACAACATCAGATCTAGATATTATAGTAGAATACTTACTAGTAGACTAGTATAAACAACTTAATTAGACTTATAGGGGGTATTGTCCCCCTATAGGTCTTTTTTTTAAAACTAAAAAATATGGCATTACAATCTATATCATCATCACCATCACCATCACCTTTAACAGCAACAGTTTCTAGAGATTGTAATTTTATATCTATTGATGTTTCTTATGATGGAGCAACATTATACCCATTTACAGGACAATTAGAATTTGAAGATGTAGATGGAAACAGTCTTGGAGGTAACGTGAATGTAACTATACCTACACAGTTCTCAATAACTACTGTAGTAGTGCCTGTTAATACTTTATCCTCAACAAATGGAATTGTTAATATAAAGTTTTATGATGGTACTCAATTATACCCATTTGTTGTTTCTGAGTACCCTGTCTTAATACATTGTGATATTGATTGTTGTTTATCTAAACTTACTAATGAACTTATAGACTGCTCTTGTGATTGTGCAAAATGTTCATCAGCGTTAGCAAAAGCACAGAAAATATTTCTACTAATTAAATCTGCAGAGTACGCTTTAAGTCAAGCCCAATCAGTATCAAGTTCAGTGGCTGCAGGATACATACTAGATGCACATAAGAAATACATGAAAGCAAAAGAAGTCTGTGATAATAGTTGCGGA